AAGTGTTTTGCTAGGTCCGCCCTGGCTGTCAGTATTCATGCTGGTGCTGATCTGCATGCTTTCTGCGATCATGCCCTCTAGTTCGCGATTGAAACTGTCATAAATTCCTTTGCCAAACTGCATACCACCTGAACTCTTGGGTGTGCTGTCCTTCTTGGCTGGTGATTTGTTTTCTTCAGTGGCTTTTTCTCTGACGCCCATGGGTGCCATTACTGGTGCAACGCCGCCTGATGTGGTCATTTCATCAGTTTTCTTTTTCTTTTCAGGCAAGCCCTTGTGTTTGGTTTTAGCAAAGTCTTTTGTGTCACCTTTTTTCATTGTGCTAGCAACTTTTTTCAGTTCCTTGCTGGCGCCGGGAATCTTCTCGCCTTTTTGCATTGCATGAGCCATGCCCATGAAACGCTGTTGTGCTTTGCTTACTGCTTTTTCTCCAAGCTCTTCTTCGCCTACTTTCTTCTTGGTGTAAGCAGTGCGATCTGCTTTACGACTCTTGGCTGTCACACGTTCTTGACGTGGCTTGTCCGCGGTGTATTTCTTTGGACGTCCACGACCACGCTTTTCACCTGCGGCTGGTTGCGCACGTTTTTTCTTTTCGTTACCCCACTCATCGTAGTCGTCATCGTTGCCGCTGTCGTCACGATCACTGCGATGGCCATACTTCTTATGAATATTACGATCGCTTTCTGGATCACTGTGTTTCACAGTTTTAGCAGCGTCTTTTTGCGCGGCCTTGATCAAATTAAGATCAAGCTCATTGACTTTTTCCATGTCACCGTCGCCGTCTAGGTCAGCTTTCTTTAGACCAGCAGCACGAGCCTTGGCAAGATTGCCAGTAAACAAATTACCTTCGTCTACGCCTAGTTCATCTTCCAGCTTGCTCATGATCCACTCATATGGATCACCTGTGCGTGCCTTGGCAATACCATAGGGCATTTCGTCACGATAGTGATCGTATAGTGCGCTGTACAGCTCATCAGTTAGTTCTCCGCTGCGCTTGAATTGTTCAATGTCACGACTCATGCTACGCATGATATTATCAAGACCTTCGCTCATTTGTCCTAGACGTCGCTTGGCTTTTTCAAGTCCCGCACGTCCAGTAGGACTTCGGCTGGCTTCGTCATCAAGATCTTTTGTGCTGACTTTCCAATCACCACCTTTGGCCTTGCGTTGAAACGCAGGTACTTTGCTCTTGGCAGGTGAATCCTTGTATTCGCCTTCCGCCATACCTTTATCTCTTTTAAGTGCTGCTGGTGTTGCACTAGTATCATAGTCCCAGCTTGACCGTTGTCCGGATTTATCAAGATCTCTGGCACCTTTGCTTACTGCTTGACTATACCCAGAGGCACGTTTATCTGCCAGACGCCCAAATTTTCCTTCAGGATCTGCTCTTCGATTTCCTTGAGCTGCTGCCATGGCTCTACCGCCAGCCCAATTGCGTTGCCCTTTAGCCTTGTCTGCATAACTTGTTAAGGTATCTGGACTTAGTTCGTTAACTTGTTCTTTTTTATGTTTTTTTGCGTCTTGTGCGGCTTTTTTCATTGACTCTTTTTTGTTGCCATCTTTGTCAAGATCAATGTAATCTGGCTTTGCGGCTTCCTTCATGTTCTTCTTGACGTCTTTGGCAGCTGACTTCATGGGCTCTTTCTTGTTGCCATCTTTGTCAAGGTCAAGGAAGTCAGGCTTGCTTTCATCCATCTTGTCATGCTTTGCACGAATCTGCGCCATCTTCTCTTTACTGGCACCTTCGCGGCCGGCTTTTTGTAATGCTGCCATGCCTTTTTCGCCATATTTCTTTTTACCAAGGTATGCTTGTAGACCACTTTCTTCTACGGCCTCATCAATGCGAGACTGGAGTCCGTTGAGTTTTTCAACTTGATCAGCTGCGGTCTGTGTCGCTTCACTGGACTCCAGTGCGCGGAATTTATTAAGGATGTCATAGATGTCGTGTTGGTTCATGTGTTATCTCGCATTAGATTTTACTGATGGTAACTTGTTGGTGCCAGTAATAGCACTTTTGTTGCCCATGGGCAGATCATTGGTTGTTTCAGCAGGAGGTGTTTTACCACCGGCCACTGAAAACTTGCTCCGGTATGAGTTTTTTAGCACCTCATGATCGTGTGGGTCAGCTGCATAGTCCTTGCTGAGAGCCTTTTGTTCACGACTGGGTGCTGGGTAATCGGTATTGGTCAATAGACCATCGTTGTTGTCAATTGCTTCGTATTCTTGACCCATGCTTTGAGTGTAATCTTCGGTATGCATCACTATACGATTGGGATCAAGGCCTGTGAGTTGTGCCAATTGTTTGATCTGTGGCTCAATGGCAGGATAGCGAAACTCCACATCCACAAAACTCACTCGCTCATTTTTGAATTCAGGAAAATCAGTGGGCAGCGGTAGCACTGGTGTGCTCTTAGCGTCGCTCATTTTCACAACTTCAAACTGCGAGAGTTTGTTTTTTAGATCTTGAAAAAAACCAGGGGGTGTTTCACCGCACACTTTGATGCGGTAGTTGTAGGTTTTTTCGCTTTCTATTAGATATTCTTTGAAATGTCTCATGTCATGATCCTATAACAGTATTTATTCTTTTTGCTGGTTTTGGTTATTGGCCAATATTTGTCTCAGCAATTCATTACGATCGATCAACTCGCCTTGGGCAGTGGGTACCTCTGCTGTTCCACTGTCGCGATCCATTTTCAACTTTTTGAGTTGTAAATCAATCATTTTGAGCTTTTTGTTCATCTTGGCAGTTTTGGCAGTGATAGCATGTCCCAGCATGTTGCTGGCAACACCAAAAATTTCACTGGCAAATCTGGCTTCAACGCTCATGCCAAGATCCATAAGGTTGTTGTAGCTCTCCATGGCGGATTTGGCTAGCTCGTCCATTTCACCATCACTGGCTTCTAGGCCTCGTACTGCTGGCAGAGCAGCTTCAATTTTGTCTATAGTGGCCAAGGTATCAGTGGTAACAGGCAGGGACTCAGCGGTGTCAGTGGGCACATCTGAGTCAGGTTCGCTGGGCAAATCAAACAAAGATTCAAGTTTGCGTGTCATGCCATATTTACCGGCATAGATTTAGGCAGGTCCTATTTGGACCCGTTGTGAAACATGTCGTCTTCTGTGATAACTCTAAAAGTAAGACCCTGCCTACGACACCATTTGGTAGCTGCATCCCATTTGGCATAATTCACAGCCACAGCAGCGCGATCTCGGGCGCTTTGTTTGCTTTCAATTACGCTTTGTTTTTTGGGTTTGATTTCTATTACTTCGGCTCGGACTTGGTTGTCCTTGGTTCTATAAGTGATAAAAAAGTCTGGAACATAGATGGTCTGTTTGCCACTGAGTGGATTGAGATAAGGAATGCTTATGCTTTCACTGGCCCACTGAAGTATGTTGTCGTTGTTATCACAAAATGCCATAAAAGCAAACTCCCATCCTGATCGGTATCTTGGTTTGCTTTTGCCCACGTACTTGGTGGGGTTTTTTACTTCATAAACACCTTGTGCCCAACGTTTCATGGTATAACATTTCTAGCCACATATTTGTTAGGCAACACACGTGCCTGAACACCCAGCAGCGTAGCTGAACTTTGAAGTCCATTTAGATAGTAAGCCAACACCGAAGTTAGTTCAGGTTGTCCATACCGTTGAAGTTCCTGCAATAGGTCCATGACATTGATGCCTGACTCTCCGCTGACTCTAAACAGTGTGGTAGTAAAGTTCGCAGCAGCTTGGTCAGTATTAAACACAGATCTCATGTAGGAAAACACAGCGTCGTACTGTGCAACTGGAATGCTGGAATCAAAGCCATAGAATTCATCAAACACTCTCACAGTTTGATCAATTTTTAAATTTGGTTCGTTGACTGATGCCATGGTTTAATGTTTATCGCTTGGGTGGAGTTGGGAAGAATACACTGTCACTCTTGTTGATAATGGCTCTTGTGGCGCCTGGTGCACCTGCACGAATAATATCCTTGGCTGAACCAGTGGCTTCTTCTCTGATAATGCCGCCAATGTCTGCGCCTTTGAAAGTACCGTAGGCAGTGCCAGCTTTTTGAACCGCACCAAGAATGCCGGCTGTGCCACCACGTTGCAGATCGCTGATGATACCAAGACCTGTGTCCAACAAACCACCTTGACCCAATACACTGGCTGTGCTGCCAGGGCGTGCCAAAGGACTGCGTTGAGTATCATATCTTGATGGGTCAGCAAAACCTTTGACGTTGACATCGCTGTCTGTGGGTTGATCCGATCCTGCTGGCGATCTAGATCCTATAGCACCACTGTAATACTTCACTGTTTCGTACTGAATGGTCATTTGATGCTGCATTGGACCTGAATCACTGTAATCAAAGGTATCATGATTCCAGGCTGTGATCACAGGATTGATAAGCACATAACTCACAAACTTGTGTTGATTTAGACCATAGATTCTAATGTCTCTGAAAAACGGCGGTTTACCGCTGGTGTCAGTGCCATTGCTAAACGCCGCAGGATTTTGATAGCTTTCACCAATAAAGCCCCAATCATTACCGTTGCGAGTGTTTTGATAGATATCTCTACCATTGTAATCAAATCCACTGCTGACATTTTCCGCAAGTCCATTGGTTCCTGCTGTACCTGCTCCACCATTGTAGGCTTGACTAGGATCTTTGTAGTAGTAACTGAAATAGTTGTACCACATGTTTCTCACAAGATCACTACCGTCATCATGAAATGTAACAGTCACAGGTTGATAGTTGATCTTGGTTTGCACCAGTCGTTTACGGTTGTATTGATTTAGAGTGTTTACTGCTAGTTCGTACTGCGGAAGTTGAATGTTTTTAACTGTTAAGCCAAGATTAGAAACGTCGGTGTTACTAAAAGCACCAGTGGGACCAAACATTTGTGGTATGTTGGCCGCATTGATTGTGAAGCTTACATGATAAAGAAACTTAAAACGAGGAGCCAGCTCGTATCCGTTTGTACGGAATACTTTGCTGGCATGTTTGTAGTCTCTAAAGGAATCAACACCAACGAATCCTTTAAGGAAGTCTTGACCCCAAGAAGCTGCCATCTATGGTTTACGCTGCTGGAGCGCCCGTTAGTGATCCAGTGATTACATCGCCAACTGTTCGTCCAATGGTTGCGCCAACGCCAGAACCAATTGGTGTCTGCAGAGCATTGTCAAATGCCATGGTCATAGTAATTGTTACAGCTTCGCTTGATCCATAGTTTAGATCATTGTAGTTGACGCCTTTTAGGTAGCAACCGTAAATTTCCCAGGTTTCAAGAACCACTGGAGCACTGGTACCATTGCCGCCGTCTAGGATCTCGCAACGTGTGGTAAATTTATAATCAATACCAGATGCAGCTGATGCCTGTTCCATGAAATCTAGTTGTTTCTGTAGTTGCTCACCAACACGTTTTTGAACATTACCACCTGCATCGTCACGTAGGTTAACTGTGACGTCACTCCAGCTGTGCTTGCCAGCTAGTTTCAAAGTGCTGTTATAGATTGGCACCAAGATTTCCTCAAAGGTAACCTCGGGGCGGGTAAAATCAATAACCTGCTTGGTAAGTTCAGTACGCGGTGTGCTCACACCCAAACCTTCAAATATCACTCTAAAGCGATACTTTAGTTTGGGCATTAACAGGCCCTGGGTCGATGAACTTTGATCGCTGGCCAGTGGCACTGTCATTCTTGTTAGCGATGATACGGCCATGTTTATCTCCTATATACAGTATTTATGGCACAACAATCCTGGAAAATCATGTCCATATTCTATTAGATAGCCTGTGCTGATGCTGTTTGTCCAGCACTGATTTCACCAGTGTTCTTGATTCGCAGCGGAATGTAGATAAATTCAACTGCTTTAACAGGTTCAATAGCAATATCTACATAGAGCTCGTTACGATCAATTGTGGCTGGTGTGTTGTTGCTGAGATCGCATACCACAAGATAATCATATACACCACGCTTGGCCACAAGGTCAATCATGAGACTTTCACAGCTATTCTTGATTTCGTCTCGTGTGATTTGATCATTTGGTTCAAACAAGAACTGTTTACCAATTTGCTCTAGTCTGCCACGGATAAATGCAACCAAACGGGCTACATTGATACGATTTAGAGCAGAGCTAATGCTGGTAGCTGTCTTATTACCAAAGTTAGTGATGCCCACACCTGGAATAAAGGTAATTGGGTTGATAGCGTTTTCATACAACACATCTCTCAGGCCTTGACGCACACCAAGTTGTACAAACTCACCAGTTTGAGCATTGATATAACCAATGCGATCTGCATTGTCTACTAGACCACGACGTGTACCAGCAGGTGCCATCCAGGG